AATGGAACGCCATCAGCAGCACCTTTTAGTATGCTCCTTTGAGGTTTTTTTGGCGTTTCTGCGCTATGTTCTAATTCGTCTGCCATACCCCAAAGTTAAGCCAAATTATCAAATCGGCAAATATTTAGCCAAATGTACAATATGTACGCTGATTGTACGGCTGAAACCCTTACTACCATTGAATGTGTACGATATGTACAACTTTTTCCGTAGTAGGTATTTATATACATATTAGTATATAGAGATTTAAAATTTTATATTATAGGATATTCCGTACATATCGTACTTATCCTTTGTGGGCTTGACTTTCAGCGGTACGTTTGACGTACATATCTGTACACATTTTCATAAAAAAAGGTGCTTAATGCACCTTCTTGTATTTTCCATGTTGTGTTTTAACAAACAGTTTACTAAAATCTTTTCTCCTAATAGAACTCTTAAACTTATCATCTGGTAGGTTTATTTTAGCGCAAACCTCCTTAGCTTCCTTATAACTAAATTCTTCAGGCAATGCAGTATAAAGATTATCCAATTCTAAAGGCAAACCAGTTTCAACTGTTTTATGTAATGAGCGAAGTATTCTAACGGTTGATTGAGCGTGATAACGGTACAGCTTGTACCCTAGTTCCACAATAGATTCATCAATATAAGGTGTTTTATGGTTATTAATAATAGCGATAAGTTGCGTTAATCTCGGTAAATATGCGCTCATTTTTGCCTCTGCTCCAATAATGTATTGATCTATTCTACCATCTATTCTGGTATTCGCTTCAGTTAGTCCTAATTGATAGTATTTAGTGTATAGCGCCTTAGCTTCATCAGTTATTAATACATTGATTGTTTGTGGGTTATCGCCGTTACTGCAACTTTTATTTACATCGTAAAGGGTTAATACTAGGTTTGACCATTCAGCGCACATACGGCGTGATTGTGCAAATGGGTTACTGTTTGTATTAAGGTGTATGTAATCTGATTCAACCATAAGGAAACGAGAAGCAAAGCCACTTTCAATCTTATCCATTGTGAATATGTTTGTTAGTCGGCTTGGTTGCGTTCCCATCAATAGGTTAATATTAAGGTTCTGCACTACTCTTTCCTTTTCCCTATCGGCTCGTATTTGCGTGTACCTACCACCGCTAAATGCTTGGGTAAAAAATGAAATACTATCGTTATTTGATTTGTGCGCTCCAGCGTTAAGGATTGTTTCCGCTTCATCGTGATACACACCCATTCCATTTGGTTGATCCTGACAAAGGGCAATATATCCCTCCGTTGTGCCGTCAACCGCAAACGGGTGAAATCGCCTTGGTCTTGCTTTAGTAAACTGTTTCTTTTCACCTAATGCGGCCATCTTTTCTGCGTTCCATTCTTCTAACTTACGTTTGAATTCTGCATCCTCACGCTCTAATGTATCGCTTAAAGGCTGTTCGCACATTGCCTTAAATGCGGGTGTTTTACCTACTGATACGGGCGCTATCATCATACAGAATAGAATGTTCTTAGTATTGAATTCCGATTGATAAGCATTACCCGCAAGGCTTGAACAAGTCCATAATCCAGCCGTTGCAAGGAATATAGGATTAAGGGATAGTTCTCTACTTACATCAAATATTGACTCACGTATCTTTTCAGGAAATATATCAAAAGGGTATTCTAATGTGTCAACCGATTGTACTTTATCCCTATCTTCTAATTGTTTACTATTTGCTTTCCTAATACGGTATGCAGAATTAACAGCCTTTAACCCCTCACTTACAAAGTCGGCGCTCCAAACATTATTTGTTAAATATTGTATGCACGTTTCTTTTTTAACACCGTATTCACAAAAATGGGATGCAATGCTAAAAGTATGCTTATTCCTTTGTCCGTCTACAAATTCAGTAGCACGTTTAAAATTTGCAATAATTTTAACAATCTTAGCCTCGTCACCTATTGCGTTCACCACCTCATTATTATAATCTGCTTTAGCGTTTAGGTCTGCTTCGCTAAACATTAAGGTAAATTCTTCGGCGCTTTCATTTATGTATGGGTTCGGATCATAAGAAGCGAAACAGAAACGACAAATATCCGCATCAAGGTCTATGTATTCGCTAGTGTAGTATATTGCGAATGTTCTTAGTCTTAACGAATGATCTTTACTGTTGCATTTAGGAATACGAATAAGCGCTTTAATACCATTACCAGAAGGTGAGCGCCATGCTGCTAATGTAAAAGGTAGTTTACAAATTGCGGTAAATTCTTGCGTAAATTTTGCAGTAGGTATTTTATCCAAATCAATAACGGCCATTCCTGAATGTTCATTAAAACCCCTATCGGAGCGAGTGCCGAATATACCGGCAAAGCAATATCCAGGAAGATTCTTCTTTAAATAATCCTTGCGTTCCTTTACTGTTTCATTTCGTATTTCATCAAAGATTGGGCTATGTGTTGTAAGTTCACTAACGAACTGATGAAACTCTATTATTTCAGGTTCGTTTGTTTTGAATAATGATTGATAGCGGGTGAATTTCATAATAACAAGAGTGCCCTCGGTTCGGGGTGCAGTGGAAGATACAACCCCAAACTTTGGGCAATTTTTTCATAATACAGCTTCCACACTGTTATTTGCAATATAACTATTTTCTACTCAAAAACTCATCCAAGTACTCAAAAAATTGTTCGGGCGTTGATACGAAAAAATACTCCCCACCCGCCGCACGTTCTTTGGCTTGTTCTTTAAGTTGGTGTTCGCTAGGTTTATCTGATCCAGCTTTCACTTCAAACATTATTGAACGACCTTTAACAGTTGCTGAAATATCAGCCGTTCCTCGTCTTGTTGTTCCATAGATATATTTACCACCTACAACACGCCCCGTTGTGTTTATTCGTGTTGCTCTCCATCCCATCCAATTAATATAATTCTCTATAAACCTTGTAAGGCCGTTAGCGGTTACAACTTTTGGAATGATTGGAGGTGAATAGTGACCGTCTTTAACGACTGACGGGGTACGTTCTGTTGTATGTTTGAGGTGCGCTTCGTTGTAGCGAGATTTCCAGTTCATCACTTAAATATTTCAGGGTGGTTTAATTTTTTATTTATACTTTTTTCGCCTTGTAAAATATCATCTATTATAAACTTTTGATTCGGCGTTAAGCTGTAAAGGTATTGATACCTGAATATAATTTGCGCTGCTTCAACCAATGCTTTATAATCTATGTTTTTTATCAATGGCTTTTCTTCGCTATCAATAAACTTATGATTGTGTAATGTGGTTCTCATTTTTTTTTAGCTGTTTAATTGCTTTAAATTTACCGTAAGCATCTGATAATGGTTGTGTTTGACCTAGCCCTTTGCACCAATAATCATTGCGCAAAATTACTTTGCACATCCTACGCCATGATGGAACCCAACATTTTGATTCTAAGTCTTCAGGTGCTTCATCGGGTATAACTAAATACCCTCTGTCTTGCCATCCCTTTATAAACTTTTTAAACCTTTCTCTATAATGTTTACTTGTCTTTCCAGGCATTGTAGATAAAAGTAAGTTGCAAAACGTTTGCCATGTATGGCCTTCAGGCTTAGTAATTTTATTGTATCCAGAAATATTCCCATTTTCTTGAACATACAATGATCCACTATTAACGCCGTTCACACGAACAATTAATTTGTACCAAGTTTCAGGCTCTAAAATGTGGTATAACCATAGCCCTCTACGTTGGTCATCGCCATAAGGTTGACATAATCTTTGTTGACTAATTTTAACACCAGCCATCATCATTTTATCGTAAACCTTGTTATGTATAAGGTTAGGCCATTTCCCGTGAAATATCCAAATATCCTCTGTTTTCCAATCGTAAATAGGATATATATTAAATAGCTTAGAAGATACCTTTGTAGTCCACTTCCAGTCGTTAAACATTAAGCACATGGAAGATATGGTTGAAACATATAAAGACAATATTGATTTACATTGGTTTTGTGGGGAACTTCTTTTAAGAAATGCGGTTAGTAACTACCAACCAAGATGGGTTTGTTGGGATGAAGAGAAAAAAGATATTTGGGTAAGAGAAAAACCAAAATACGCTAGTGATTTAAGCCAATACGACTTTTATCAACCAAAAATGGAGTTTGAGGAATTGATGGTTATTTTTGGCGAATGGTACTCACAAGGAAAAACCACCGGCGCGTTTGTCGGAATTCGAGCAGATGAAAGCTTGCACCGATACCGGGCGATTGTATCGCGTAAGGACGGGTTGATGATGCAAGATCAGAAGTGGACAACGAAGGTTTCAAAATGCCTTTACAACGTCTATCCAATTTACGATTGGAGAACGGAAGATATCTGGGTTTATCACGGCAAGTTTCCAGATCGAAAGCATAATCGCGTTTACGACCAGATGACGAAAGCCGGAGTGCCGCTATCTAATCAGCGACTGTGCCAACCATACGGGGACGATCAGCGCAGAGGGCTTTGGCTATATCACATCCTTGAGCCGCAAACGTGGTACAAACTTGTTTCGAGGGTCAACGGTGCAAACTCGGGAAGCCTTTACATTACCGAAACAGGTAACATGACTGGATACAATAAGATCACCAAGCCAGACGGTCATACCTGGAAAAGTTTCTGCAACTTGCTGTTGAGCACAATGCCGAAGAAGACGAGGGATCACTACGTTTCTCGATTTAAGAAGTTTATTGCTGGATGGAAGCAGCGCGGTTATCAAACGATACCAGATGAAGCACCGCACGAATTAGAAGTCAAATGCTGGGCTCCGTCGTGGCGCAGGATGTGCAAGGTGCTTTTGCGAAACGACTACTGGTGTAAAGGGCTGGGGCAGACACAACCGCTATCTGACTCTTACCAGAAGTTCAAAGACATTAAAGCGAAACGAAAAGCAGCGGCGAAGTTGCAACCAGAGCAACTTGCACTCGACTAACGGTTGGCTCGCCTTGGCAAAGGTGCTTGCGTGTACAGTCGCAGGAATCCCGCTGAATGAGCTGGTGCGCGGTAAGTGCCGGTTGTCTTAACCAAACTACCGCATCAACCTCCGACGCTTCGCCCCGAAAGGGGCGGGGCGTTCTTAGGTGACCTCTACAATTCTTCTAGGCTACAAAAAATGCAACTCCGCGACTATCAACGGCTTTCAGTCGAAGCCGCATATCAGTACCTTCAAAACTACCAAGGCAATCCGGTTATCTGCTTGCCTACCGGAGCCGGTAAATCGATTGTCATCGCGGAGTTAGCACGCATCGCAGTGCAGGACTTCGGCGGCAGGGTGCTAGTCTTGCAGCATCGCAAAGAGTTAATCGAGCAGAATGCCGAGAAGATTCGGGCGTTGCTACCAGGGATCGAGGTTGGGCTATTTTCGGCGGCACTAAAGCAACGGGAATGCTCGCAAGATGTTGTTGTCGGTGGCATCCAAAGTATCTACAAGCACGCCAGTTTACTTGGGCGGCGTAATCTAATCATCATTGACGAATGCCACTTGTGCAGCGACAACGCGAATAGCATGTACGGCAAGCTACTTGCAGACATTGCATCGCTAGGCTATTCGCATCGCGTTGTAGGATTAACCGCAACTCCCTACCGAACGGAAAGCGGCAAGATTTACGGCGTCGAAAAGATGTTTACCGATATAATCGAGAAAGCGACGGTACCGCAACTCATCAAAGGCGGCTACCTATGCCCAATCGTAAACACTGACGCGGATGCATCGGTCGATACAAGCGATCTTCACAAGCGAGGCGGTGAGTTCATCCAAGCCGAAGTTGAGCAGTTATTTGGCAATGAGCCAGAGATCGAAGCGGCGGTTAACGAGATCCTGCAAAAGACTGCCAACAGGCACAGCGTGATGATATTCTGTACTTCGGTGATGCACGCAAAGACTGTAGCAAACATGATATACAATCGCGTCGGGTTATGCGTCGATTTGATTACCGGAGAAAGCACAAACGAACATCGGAAAAACGTAGCCGAGCGGTTTCGATCACTACAACTCAAATACCTAGTCAACGTCGATGTGCTTACGACCGGGTTTGATGCTCCCGTTGTCGATGCGATTGCAATACTAAGGGCTACCGCTTCCCCTGGTTTGTATGTGCAGATCGTAGGGCGTGGGCTTCGTACGCACGCATCCAAGACGGATTGCCTAGTGCTAGACTTTGGCGAAAACATCCGACGACACGGAGCAATTGACAGGGTGCGAGGACGACCAAAGGCACCGAAGGAGACCGAGCCGAAAGAGCAGGTTGAAGGCGAAGAAGATGAGGAAAAGCAATCCGGCAAAATGTGTCCGGCTTGTGAAGTCTATTCGCCTCCATCAGAGACTCACTGCGAATGCGGCTATCGTTTTCCGGTTGTGTTTAGACACGGAGACACAGCGGAGCGTGAGGTATCGATTATCTCAGACGGAAAGCCTAGAGTGTACAACGTGCGGCATATTGTGTACGGCAAGAGCAAAGCAAAGGATAAGCCAGCAAGTATGACCGTTTTGTATATCGTGCAGAGCGGCGAAAAGACTAGGCTACCGGATGACTCGCCGATGGAATTCGTGGCGTTTGAGTCTGACAAGCCGTTTGCAATCGAACAGGCTAGGCGATGGTGGGCGAAGAGAACGAGCCTGCCATTTCCAAAAACGACCGACGAAGCGTTAGCGATTGCCAAGAGCGGAGAACTTGGAACGCCGAGCGTTATCAACGCGGAGCGAGATGGACGGTATTGGAAGATCACAACAGGCCCAACTAGAAAAGATAACGAGGTTGCTCAAGATGTTTCCTAAGTGTTTGACCGAGCGCAGGCAGTGGATCACCTGGACGCTTACGGCGGATGGTAAGAAGATACCTAACTCACCTAGCAATCAGCCCAAAACGTGGTTTAGTTATGACGAGGTGAAAAGCAATGAGCGAATCGCGTATGTGTTCGCTTCCGACGATCCATTCGTCGGCATTGACCTCGATAATTGCATCGACGAATTCGGCGAATACAACGAGGTGGCTAGTTACTGTCTTGAGTTGTTTAAGGGTAAGGCGTACTGCGAGACTTCGCAAAGCGGACGCGGCTTGCATTTCATCATTCGAGGGAAAAAACCAGATTGGTCGGTATGCAGTCGGCAGGGCGTTGAGTGCTACGAACACGGGCGGTTCTGGGTAATGACTGGCGATGTTCTGGACGGATACGATGAGCCGCAAGAATGCCAAGCGGAACTTGAAATTTTCCTAGGTGACTACCTACACAGACCTGAGCCGCAGCGGGTGCTGAGCGTCGCTTCCATGCGATGCGAAACACAACTTGAAGAGCGTATCCAAGCCTACGCACAGAATGCACAGGCGGCACCTCAAGGGGATCGGAATAACGCAGCCTTTCGGCTTGCGGGGCATCTTTGGGCAATGGTTGGCGATGACGGGCAGCGACCAAGCGAAGAGATTGTACTAAATGCGGTGCGAGGTTGGGCGGCTAGGTGTTCGCCTCCAATGGATGATGCTGAGGTTGTTAAAGCGGTAGAGAACGCACGCACGAAGGGCACGCCAAGAGACGCAAAACTACCCGGCATGATTGCAATTGACGGAGCGGAAGAAGGCGGACGGATTGCCGAGTTACTTTGGCCGACAAAAGCGGCGGAACTTGCTAGCGAAGACGACGACGGAGACGAGGAGTTTTGCTTGGCAATGTTGCCTGAGTCTGGGCTGATTCGGATGGTGTACGACTACTACTTTGATTTGGCTATCAGGCCAAGCCCGATTATGGGGCTATCGGTGGCTATTTCGACGATGGAAGTTTTGCTAGGGCAGAAGGTAGCAACGCACACAGACCTGCGGACGAACGATTACAACTTAATCATCGCTCAAACGGCATCCGGCAAGGAGGCTTGCAAGTCTGCGATCACGAAGATATTTGACGCATCTGGATGCGGTCATCTTTTACTGGCGGCAGATGTGCAATCGGGAAACGGATTGATAACGGCGATCAAGTCGCAGCCGGTTTGTTTATGGATCGGCGATGAGTTCGGCAAGGTGCTCCAAGGAATCCTAGACAAGAAAGGTTCGCAGCACCTCAAGAATATCGGTAAGCACTTGCTGAGCCTTTACGGAGAGTCGGCGGGTAAGTTTTTGGGAGCGGCGCACGCAGCGGGGGCAAAGAACGAGATCGACCAGCCGCATTTATGCATCCTTGGGCTATCGACTGGATCGACAATCTTTGAAGGGCTTTCAGCGGATCACGTCAGCGACGGGTTGCTTAATCGAATTTCATTCTGGCCAGTGCAAGAGCGACCGAAACGGAAGCGAAACTACAGGACTCCAAAGGTGCCTAGCGAACTAAGTGACCTTGTGTCGAAGTGGGCTAGCCTTACAACGTCCGTAGGGAACATCGCTTCGATGAATCCGCAAGCAATCCAATTCGGGATCACGAACGAGGCTTGCGAACGATGGGAGCAACATAGTTTTGCAATTGACGAAAAAATGGAATCTGAGTCTTCGCAGCGTTCGGCGATGTGGGGAAGAACTGCGGCTAGGAGCCTGATGCTTGCGTTGGTGCACCGATGTAGCCGCATGGCATCGCCTACGGAGATTAGCCCGGTAGTTGCGATTGAAATGCAGGATATTCAATGGGGCGTTAAACTCTCTAATTGGCTCTCTCGCATCGCTTGCGATTTAGTCGAGCAGAACATGGTGGACAAGTCTTTGACGCTCGCAGCGAAGGTTTTGAGCGATCTAGCGGCCCGTGGGCCGGTCAACAGTCGAGACGCCTTGCGGATGTGTCGATCATTGACGGCTGGTGACCTCGAAGCGGCGGCGGTTAAGCTCGGTTTTCGCGTCGAGTTTGTGACCACCGGGAAGCGAAAAAAGAAGGTTTTTGTACGCGTCAGCGGGGGTCAAAAATGACCAGTCCATTTCATTCTGTCCCAAAAAGGGTGCGCAGCTTGAAACTAATACAAACCTATCTAGTATTAGTGGAAGTTTTGCCAAAACTCATTCTGTCCCATTCTGTCCCATTTTGTCCCGGACAGTTTGGACAGCTTCAAAGCGTGGTTAATAGTGGTTTTTCTGCCCTTAGCTATATAAAATAGTAGTAGTATTAGTATTTAATGGTAGTTCTTATAGTGTTCTTTCTATATTGTCCTTCTGTCCGGGGGTTTCCTAGGGGGTGGTGGTAGTACCCCTCTCTAGGGGGTATGGCTCTGTAGGGTGGTTGTGGTAGGGGGTCTGTAACGGGACACGAGGACAGTTTGGACAGAATGAAACACGCTCGAAATAAAATATACAATCCAATTGACCGA